CTGACGGACGAGGAAAAGACAACCATCAACGAACTGAAGCTGACTGCCGCACTGCGGATGGTCATTCAGTCTAAAGGAACACCATGAAGCTGCGTCCCCTCCGAAACAATGTGATGTTCCAGTTCCTTGAGGACACCGGCGGCCAAAAGGGCCGTTTCCATGAGCGCGCCCGCGCCTCTGGCATCATCATTCCACCGACCATGTCAGCCCAGAAGGTGGCACGTTGGGGTCGAGTTGTGGCCGCTGGCCCCTTGGCTGAAGTCAAGGAAGATGATCTGATCCTCGTCGAGGCCATGATGTGGATGGAAGGCAGCAAGTGGGAAAATGGTCAGGTCTGGAAGACTGATGACACAAAGATCCTCGCCATCACCGACGACATCAACGAGTGCCAGTCACAGGCACTATGAAACTTTCGGAACTAATCTTCGCAGCGACAGCAATGCCCGATAAAGATCTGGGGGATCAATCCTGGTTCGATGGCAAAGCAATCGCGAAGGTTGAGGGTGACTACACCCTGTTCCGTAAAGAGCAGACGTTCTATCTAAGGTCAGCTGAAGATAAGCTTGCTGGATACATTGAACTCGATGGTCACATTGTCAAGACCATTTACGTTCTGCCGGGCTTCAGGAAGTTGGGGCTGGGGTTGGTCTTGATGCAAGCAGCCAAGCAACACCTAGGTAAAGTTGTCTTCGCAGATGTGGTGTCACCCGACGGGGCGGCACTCATTGATAGAATGGTTCGCTATCCGCAACTGTTCAACCTCTCCATAGAGCTGCGCGGAAAGATTATGCCGTATGATCCAGTAATCATTCGAAAGACCGAGGCCCGTCTAGTCGTAGAGGGCAAAATTGGTGGCGATCCTCTTGCAGGCCTGTCATGGCCTGGAGTACCGGGAAACACCGACCCTCTTGTCAGGGACGGCATCGTTTGGTTTAGCGAGGAGCTAGCATGATCTTTGCCCTGCTCACCTTCCTCGCCGCCTTCTCTATTGAAGGCATCGGCACCCTGGTGTCTGTGATTGGCCTGAGCTCGTTGTTTGGCGCCAATCCAATCATCATCGCGCTGGCGGTTGCACTGGACGTGGGCAAGTTAGTGGTGGTCTCTCTCCTTTACAAGCACTGGTCTCGACTTGGCAAGATCATGCGAACATATGGCCTGATCGCCGCAGCTGTCACGATGACGATCACATCGGCGGGCGCCGCTGGCTATCTGAGCGCGTCCTTTCAGCAGGCCATGATCGGGACGCAGGAGGGCGGTCTAAAGGTGGATGTGCTGAAGACACAGATCGCCAAGTACGAAGAGCGCAAGAAGCAGATCGACGATCAGATTGCCGCTATACCGGAGAAGTACTCTGCGATGCAGCGGATCCGGCTCATGAACCAGTTCAAGCAGGAGCAGAAGGATCTGCAGGACAAGATCACTGCTATCGACAAGCAGTTGCCTGATCTGCAGATCCACCAGATCAGCGTCGAGGCCAAGGCTGGTCCAATCCTCTTCATCGCCAAGGCGTTCGGCATTCCAGTCGAGCAGGCTGTCAAGTGGGTGATCCTCATGATCATCTTCGTGTTTGACCCACTGGCCGTCTTCCTCATCATCGCTGGTAACTTCCTATGGGACCAGCGCAAGAAGCCAGAGCCAGAACCTGACTTCGAGGAAGAGCAGCTTCAGCGTCGTATCGAGGTCGCTCAAGAGGTCTTCAGTGAGCCCGAGCCTACCATGCCAAACGTGGCGATGCACGAACCGCCCTTGCCAGTCCAGTCTCCTGAGTGGGCTGCAATCTGGGACATGACACCAACACCAAGCGAGGTGCAGCATGAGCAATCTACTTCTGTGTCTAATCCTCCTGTGGTCCCTGATATTCCTGTGCCGGAAGCTGTACCGTCTCTGGTCAGTCTCGAGATCCCAGCCACTGCAGAGCCTGTCACAGACGTCCCCGTGCAGCAGCTGCCAGAGCCCGTGCGGTCAACACCCCAGCCTGGCGACTACGTCTTCCCCCTCCAGACCGATGTGGATCATGAGACAGGAACCCCCTCAGAAGCCACCCCATTCGTAGAGCTTCAACGTACCCCTGACCCTGAGAAGCCCTTCATCGTCAAGACATCTACACCTGATGCATCGCAGGCTCGGGTCTACCCTTCGCCAACGCCTGAGGCAGATGCCGCCGAGCTTGAAGCGCTGCAAGAGCAATATGAGCGGCGCGAAGCAGCACGCGCTGGCATGTCACTCGAGGACTGGAAGGCTGTCCAGTTGGCCAAGCTGGACCGCCTGCAGGCTGGTGCCGATGCCATCGCCGCCGCCCTCAGACCACCTGTGCGTGAGCAGATCACCCTCTCCAGTCTCGGCGCCGTCAAGGCAGATCCTGACACCATCACGGACACTCAGGGCATCGTCAACGGCGACGCTCACGAGATTGGCATTGGGACCGGCGCCTACACCACAGGGCGAAAGCCCACCTGAGCGGTCACGCTTCTAGCAACACGCAGTCGACCACTGTGGTACAATGATCCTATCAGCATAGGAGCACGCATGGCAGTTCGTAAACCCTGGGTCGAAGCTACACGACCACAGATCGTGGAAGACGTCATCTTCGGTGATGACCGCACCGCCAAGATCTTCGCCAAGTTTGTTGCCGACAAGAACTTTCCAAGTCTCTTGATCCACGGCCCACGTGGCACTGGCAAGACGTCGGTGTCCTACGCGCTGTGTCGGTCATGTGACATCGACGAGATGGACATCCTGCGCATCAACTGCTCGGATGAGAAGATCGAGGCACTTCGCGACAAGGTGAAGGGCTTCGCGATGACGATGCCCATCGGCGACATCAAGGTGGTCCGGCTGGAGGAGATCGACTACCTCAGCCAAGATGGCCAAGCGCTGCTGCGATCCCTGATCGAGGAGGTGTCGGGCACCTGTCGCTTCATCGCCACCTGCAACTACCTCAACAAGGTCCTGCCCCCGCTGCAGGATCGCTTCCACATCCACAACTTCTCCGGTCCCGACGTCGGGCAGATGGCGATCCGCGCAGCCGAGATCCTCGACAAGTACGACATCGACTTCAGCATCGAGGACCTGGATGCAGTGATCGCAGCCTCCTACCCAAGCATGCGACGGGTGGTGACGGTGCTCGAGGGTCACAGCTCGACCGGCACTCTGGTGCTGGCTGGTGCCAACGAAGGTGGTGCCGACTGGAAGCTGGGACTTTTACCGGCCCTCGAGAAGGGCGACTTCGTCGGTGCTCGAAAGCTGGTCTGTGCCTCGGCTACCCGCGAGGAGATCCAGGACATCTTTCGTTTCATCTACGACAACCTGCACAAGGTCAAGAAGCTGAAGGGCAAGGAAGACCAGGCGGTCGTGAAGATCGCCGAGTACCAGGTCTACCATGGTCAGGTGGCTGACGTCGAGATCAACATTGCCGCACTTTTCATCGAACTGGGGTCCCTATGAAGCTGAACGAACTTGTCATAGATGAGGCAACCCTTGTTGCCCAGCCGATCAATGAGATGGCCGGCTTGCCGGTCTCTGATACTGGCCTACCAGTGTTCCTCTGGATCGGCAAGGTTGGCGGTCAGCATGGGCCCCGCATCAAGGTCAGCAACATCAAGGGCAAGTTTGCCGATGATGACTGCTTCGTCATCTCAGTTGGCACGCCCCCGCAAGTGATGACGCCCAAGTACATGCGCCTCAAGCAATTTGAGCTCGACACGGTGCTCGACTGGGTCACCCTCAATCATGACGAGCTGATGGAGCTGTACCAGATGTATGAGACTGGTAACGGCAGCGTCGTCGACATTCTCAGCCGCCTCAAGAAGATCTAGCCATGTCATCATCCACAATCTACCCCGAAGACAACGAAGGACAAACCATGTACACAACTGAACAACAACTCGAGATGGTCTCTGCTGAACTGGCTGAGGCCAAGAAGATCATCGAAATTCTCGGTGCACTTGACAACCTGCAGAAGATCGCGATGCGCAAGATGCTGAAGGGCGAGCAGCCCATCATCAACACCACCGGCCTGGACATTGAAGGCGCGCCAGAGGTCATCGAGTTCTACCTCGATGGTGATGACCTCGACATGCGCGCGGTGGGATGAGCGAGGCCTTTGACCTCTGGGCCTTCCTGTCTACGCTGTCGAAGCGGGATCTGCAGGCCTACGAGAAGCTGACAGCTGAGGCGCAGAAGGGTGTCGCTCCCTTCGTGCTGATGCGCTGGATGACTGGCACCTCTGACGCTGCACAGATCATGCGGCTCAACACCTTCGTCAATCCCTACGCCTTTTCGCTGGGCGGAGAGAAGGCGCTGCTGTGCAAGCTGCTTGCAGCTGCTGCAACTGGCAAGACCAGTCGCTACTCGTGGCTGAAGGGTCCAGGCAGCAAGGGCGAGAAACTTCGAATGGAGGTCATCAAGGAGTACTACTCGGTGTCTGCTAGAGAAGCAAGTGATTACAAGATCTCCAGCGATGACATCATGCTGATGTCCGAGGAGCTCGGTTGGGACGATGAGAAGACCAAGAAGCTCAAGAAGGAGCTGGCATGAAGCTAGATGAGATCTTTGACAGTGAAATTCCTGGATTGTTGCAACCTGTTAGCTGGGGCTGGCAGGGACAGTTCGGATGGGGAGATGAGGCCTATATCGTCGAGCTCTTCAAAACTGACATCAGAGATGTGGAATCGAAAAATCAGTATGAGGGCACCTTCTATGCAAGTGCAATAGAAGGTGATGCGGCATTCTCTACGTCGATCGTTGACAGAGCCCCACACAATGAACCTCCCACCCCGGTGTACGGAGTGGTGATCAATGCGTTTGTCGAGAGGTGGACAACTGAGGCAATAGACGCTATCTGCTTCTCGGCTGAGAAGAGACACGCCACTGATAAAGACCAGCATGACACCAAAGTTCGTCAATACAACACTATGGCGAGGGCGGCGCAGCGGCGCGGTGGTGGATACCTGTACGTGCATCGCGGCATCGCTAACGAGTGGCTTCTATCTAAAGAACCCGTGGACAGCAAGTACTGGACAAACATTCTTAAAGAAGGAATGAATGAGCTGCTCGATGCTGGTTACACGATGAGGAAGATTTGATGAACCGCGAAGAGCTTCGGGCACATTCTGCCTCTCGAAGAAGTAGCGCTGATACGCCCATGCCCGTCTCGAAGGTTACTTGGGACTGCGCCTACTGCTCGCGTGCCTTCAAGCTTGAAAACGCGTTTATGAAGCACCACTGTCGCGAGCGTGACCGGCTGGATGAGCTGCGTAGTCCTGTCGGTCAAGCAGCCTTCTCCTACTACAACGTTTGGTTCAAGGCCCGTCGCTTCTC